GGAGGTTGTGAAGACCATTGCGGAGATTAAGGGAATCAGCTGCGAGGAGGTTGTGGCTGTGCAGGAGAGTAATGCGATGCAGGTGTTGAATTTAATGGCGAAAAGGTTCAGTTTGAACAGGACCCAGTTATTGAAAATGGTAGAGTTCTTGTACCTTTCAGATTTGTTGCTGAAAAGCTTGGTGCTACAGTAGCTTGGGATGCAGAAACTAAGACTGTTACTTGCGAAAAGGACGGCGTAAAGATTTCTCTTACAGCTAATGTAAAGGATGTTGTTGTATCTGGTCAGTCTTTAGAAATTGATGTACCTGCTCAGATTATGAACAGCAGAGTTTTCGTTCCATTAAGATTTGTAGCTGACAATATGGGTGCAGATGTAGAATGGGATGCTGAAAACAAGACTGTAAAGATTAACACAGTTAAGGAAGATGCTAAGGACGAAGTTGAATCTGCTTCTGCTGTAGATGTAACTGAAACAACTACTGAAGAAACTACAGAAGCTGATGCAAAGGCTACAGGTAAGGTAGTTGAAATTGGCGATAAGGAAATTCTTTTCAATGATGAAGTAATGGGCGAAGTTAGATTATGCCCTAACGATGATACTAAAATAACTGATAAAGACGGTAATGAAATTAAGATAACTGATATTAAGGTTGATAATGAAATTGAGGTTGAATATAGTGATGTTATGACAGATAGTCTTCCACCTCTCAACAACCCTATTTCAATTAAAGTTGTAAAGTAATCTGTAGCAAGCCATAGAATTTATTACTACTAAAAAAGCAGAGGAACAAAACCTCTGCTTTTTTCTATTTGCCTGAACTACCTAACTTGCCATCGCCCCTCTGTGATGGTATCTTCTGTAATTCTTCAAATGTTATTTCTTCAACTGAAAGCTCATTATGAACACAATGAACTATACCTTGGAAAAGTGCCTTTGTGTATGGATATACGATATAAGCCTTTTCAATAAGCTCAAATTCCCTTTCTGCACACAAAGCATTATAATTTCCATAAATGGAATCTCTACAAAAGATGATTGTATGGGGAAATATATAATTATTTGCCACATTAAAAAAACGACGATCCATAACATCAGTATTCAAGTAATCACGAAATGTTTTCAGAATTTCTTTTTCAGATTTCTCATCTTTTGCCTGTAAGATATACAGATCATCATTACTTGATATATCTGTATGTAAGACGCGAGTAAGAAGATAATCATTGCTAATAATTTGATCATTATTTTTATGATTTTTAATCATTAGATCACTAGTATAAATTCCATATTTTTCAAAGCATAACTTTGCCTCGGCCATTGAATCTAAATGTGCTTGATGCATATTTGCATCATAATCATCTGCAAATTCTTTTCCATCTGTTGTAACGTATTTTGTCATTGGAATTGTTACTACATCTTCCATTTTTTTAATTTTTTTGTTCATAATTTTCTCCTTAATTAATATTTTCAATTTTTGTATGATTTTATAGAACAGCGTCCGTAATAAGCTATTTTTTAAGATACTCTGCGGGAATTCTCGGCCATTCAATGTAATCTTTCATATTCAGATTGCAATTCTTCTATTTTCTTCTTCAATTTCTGCCTTTGATTCTCTTTTAAATCTTTAGAATTCTCTATACTTTTTGGAAATTTACTTTTCCATCTAGCATAATCTTCTAAAATTCTTTCCCTCTCTTCTTGCGTATCTACCAATTTACTTTCAATTTTTTTACATATATAAGCATCATGCCATTTAGATAAATAATCATACATACGATTTTCAGAATTCGCCACAACTGCATATTTAACATTTCCATCATCATCTACAATTTTTTTAATAGTCATTCCATATTTTTCTTCCATTTCAAAGAAAAAAAACATGGTACTTAAATCATCACATGGTGTTGGATCATATAATGCAGCAGCATTAACATCCAAAGCATTTGCTATCCGAAATATCATGGAGACTTTTGGATTTCTTGCTCCATTTTCATATTTTTGAATTCGATCTGCTGTCAATCCCAGCTTTTCACCTAACTCAGATTGAGACAGACCATTTAGAATCCTAATATTTCTTATTCTTTTTCCGATTTCCGTTTTGCTCATTATAAGTAAACAAAAGAGACTTATCATCTAAGCCTCTTTTGCCCCACTGTAGAGTGAGCCTCCTTTCTTATCAAAAATTTTCACATAATAAATATGCGATTGGATTTGTTTCTTTTAATTTTTCCCATGGAATCTTACATGCACGACATTTCGCATTACGAATCTTTTCCATAATTTCCGGAACAGAATCGTAAATAGATGCAATTTTAGGACAAAGTGCCGACTCACCAATCTTAATACTTCCATCTGGTGCAATAACTGGTGTACAAACCTTGCCATTAGATAAAAGTATATTGACCAAATCCTTCAATGTTGCTTCTGGTTTCTGCTTTGTAATCAAAATGCAATTGATACATTTAGGTGCAATCGTATTCCAATATTCATCGGAATAATTCTTCAAAGCACGTCCTTGTGGATACAAACAGTGAGATTTATTGTTTTGATCCGAAGGCACCGTATCAATAATAACTCCTAACTTAGATAACCAATATTTTTCATTATCTGTTAATGGATCGGGATAAAATCTCGGATCATCTGTCACCTGGATCATAACATATCGTTTTCCACAGTGTTTCAAGAACTCTGAAACTGCATGATAAATTTTTTTGTTACGAACAAGTTCACGACCATTTGTTGCAAATGTGATTGGATACTTAATCGGTAATGTCTTCCAATATGATTCGATAAGTGACAGCATCTTCAAAATATCTGGATGTTCAAACATTTCTCCACCTGAAAAACTCCACGTTGGAATCTGATTTTTGATCATAAATTTTAATACATCTTCAAATACTTCCAGTGTCATATGTTCTCCATCCGGTTTGCAGTCTGATAAACAATGCGTACATCCCATTTTACAAGCATATGTAACTTCTACTAACATGATTTCTTTCTCCTTAATAATATCTTCAATTTAGCTTAGAGGCTTTAATCAATCACTAATCTTTTAAATTAATGGATCTTCTCCCTCTAACCACTGATGAAATTTTCCATTTTCTTCTTTGTATTTCTTCTGTTTCTCTTGATACCATCGTTTAGACAACTCGAAAATCAAATCTAAATAGCAGCGTTTGCTAGAAACATATTTTGAAGCAATCTTGCTTAATTCAGGAATCACATAAAAATCAGCTTTTTTAAGGCAATCATAAAAAATCAATAATTCCTCATCTGTATAATCTTCAAAAAGATTTTTTTCCGGAGAAATCTTCTGTTGTTTTTCTTCTGCTGCCAGAAAAATATTCAAAGCATTTGTAATATCCTCTTGCATCTCTATATCGTCAAGAAAAAGAGCTTGTGATCTCGCTTTATTAAGCATTCCAAGTCCCTCTTTGATCAAAGTCTTAATTACTTCACGTTCCTTTTCCATCCCGTCTTTAGGATTTTCAATTTCAGGACCATAAACATTTTTGAAAAGTTCTGTATATCTTTGTATCTGATATTTCCAACTAGAACAATCAAATACAATGTAAAAATACTCTCCATAATCTTCTATCGAATCGTCTGTTCGAATTAATTGGTTGTTTTGTGCAATTTCCAAAACTTTTTTCAAAATATTTGTTCTGATTCTAAAATATTTCTTTGGACCTAATTCCATTGGAATCTCATATTTTACTAATATAATAACCTGATAAATATTGTCATATAGTCCGTTTAGATCAAATTCTACTTTTGTTATTCTACTAAGCCGTAAAAAATCTTTCTCTAGCTTTTGACATTTATCAAGTATATTGAATCTTTCTGCAATTTTTATTTCGTTTTCATTCATATGTTTATCTCCTTTAGTAAAAAAGCGGCATGAGTTCTATACTCACACCGCTTTTAGTTATTTCTTAATATTCTTTCACAATTCTAATTTTCTCCCGATTTTATAAGAAAATCAGTATGCTGATCTGATTGAGCAATCACTGTACAACCGTGTTTTGATAACATTTTGTTGATACGTTCATTTTCTGCATTTTCAACTTTTTCTTCTAATTCTTCATAATCAATTTCATCTTTATGACCTGGAATCTCAATATCCAGATCTTCTAAGATTTCATTCATTGCATCATAAATAGAAATATCCGGATTATCAAGCTGTCCTCCATCAATTTCTGAATAATCAGAAGTATAAAGTGTATAATCGTAACCATCTTCTGATTTCTGAATCATAAAATAGTTATCTCCAATTTTGCAGGCCAATGAATTTTTGCATGATATAGACTTATTCTTTACATTTTTAATAGATTCCCATTGTCCTGACGATAAATTAAAATAAAACCGTTGTGAATCAATTTCATAATCATCATTTCTATCATAAAAATGAATGACCATAGCACAGGCAGCATATAGATCTCCATTTTTCTCTCTTGGAAGATTATCAATAGAAAAATTAACGCTCCATATACGATCGTCTAATTTTAGAGTTGATAACTTTTCTGCAGCCCGTTTCATCAAATAAGAAATATCTTCATTTTCAATCTTTTCAGTCATATGTATGAAATATAGCATATCATCTTCAAAAGTATAATCATAATACTGTCCATCATGCATATAAATCTTTAGAACTGATAAGTTGTATTTTATAGCCTGTTCTCTCGCAAGATTTAAAACATCTCTAGCCATTACGGCTCCTTCTGTAATAAATAATTTTGCTCCTTCCTCCGTTATTTCAATCTTCCAATTTTTAATAGTGTTCTTATTTTGCATTTTGTCCTCTTCCTTTCTAAAAAAAATCCAGTATATCCGACAATCTGTCTGAATATACTGGATCAATAATGATTCTACGTTCTTTCTTAATTAAATGGGAGTTCATCCTCCAGTCCATCAGGGATGTTCATAAAACCATCGCTTGCTGCCGTACTTGGCTGAGGTGTGCTTGGCTGTGAAGCTCCCCTATTATTGTTCTGGGATGCAGCTGCTTTGCTCTCTGCAAATTCCTGTTCTTCAATCACAACTTCTGTTGTGTAGACTTTCACGCCTTCACGGTTTGTATAGCTACCTGTCTGGATTCTTCCGGAAACAGCAATCTTTGTACCCTGTTTGAAATACTTCTCTGCAAATTCTGCTGATCTTCCAAACGCTAAACAGTTAATAAAATCTGCATTCTGCTCACCATCTCTTTTGAATCGTCTATCCACTGCTAATGTGTATCGTGCGATTGCCATAGGATTTTCTCCCTGTGAATATCTTACATCTGGATCTCTTGTTAATCTTCCCATTAAAATTGCTTTATTCATTGTTTCTTTCTCCTTTTCTTTATAACTAATTTTTTGACTTCTTTTAGCTAATTTTTACTTAGCTCCTGATAAAATGGTACGCTCATAAGTTCCGCACGTAATACATCATACATTTTATGTAAACGTGGGTTTACTAGGCTCATCCATTTTTTTCGATCATCTTTAGCCATTGCTTCTCTTACCATAGTTGCACTAACTGGCAACGCCTGTCTATTTACGATTAATTCAGCTGTGTTGGCAAGATCTTTTTTGTCAAACCAACCGCTTCGGCTTTCATCGTTGCCATAAATCATCAGCTCGGGGTTCTTGTAGATGTATCTATCTACATTGTTTAACAGATAACGTCCCCATTCAGGACAAATATCATTTTCGTCCGTCATGTCCGAAAGTGCATAGACCATAATCTCTGGCCGATCTCCATAAATCTCTCTTAGGATTTTGGTCCGTGTATTGATATTGAACGGATTACGTTCAGTTCCAGATTCCTGTGCTGATCCAATCAAGATTAATAATCGATCACACAGTAATAGACCGGTATCAACTAATTTTTCATGACCTTTATGGAAGGTCTGAAATCTTCCACACACTAATCCTACGTCATAAGGTTTCATTCATAAATAAGCGAAATTTTTATTCCTACATTAATTGTTGGAAATAATTTCGCCCCCTCGCCTTGTGCCGAGCCTCCTTTCTTATATTTGTAATTATTTGTTAACTACTCCACCCATTTTAACTGCTCTAAAAGATCCGTCGCTGCTAAAATAGACTTCGTATAATAACTGTGTCCATCTACTTTACGATAAAGTTCATTTAATTTTCCAAAACTTTCTGCATAATAAGCCATTGGATTATTATCATCTGCATGTTCTTTTACAATATTGTAAATTGGTTTACAAACTTCATCATAAAAATCTCTGTTTTCGTCTCGAACTTCTTTGCAGTAGAACATCATCATCTGTGTCATACTGTGTTTCAGAAATTCTTTGTTATAAGTTGCATTTTTATCAATTTGCTCATACATGATCGACTGTAATCGATTCCAGTAATTCCTATCATGTAACTTTGTACTTTTGATGTTTTCCATTGCAAAATACAATAAACGAAAATTCATCTGAATGATGAACGTATTAGTTACTGCTGCCTGTGCCATAGTTATACTCCTTTCTTTATACAAATTTTATCTTTTGAACATGTGAAAATCGAAAAATAAAGAAATCCACATTATCTTGTGATTCTAAAGTTTCTATTAGGCAATAATAGCCTTTACGCAAATAGAGATCTGGATTATTTTTAAATCTTTCATCTCCAGTTTTTTCTAGAAATCCAGTTAAAACACGTCCATTAAATAACTCTATTTGTACTCTTTCTCCTAAATATTTCTGTTCGAATTCTGCTTTTCTCATAGCTTCCTCCATCAAATTTAATCAACGATAATTAAAAAGCCATGTTTCTTTGTGGCTTCTTTATTAATTACAATTCGTTTTACTTCTTCTCCTCCATGAAAACATTCCACTGATAACAGCTTGTCGATTTCTCCAGTAGCTGAATTATGAATGCCGATAGATTGTCCTTTGAAGACGCCAGAATCGTAATTCCATGCTTCGATCATGTCTTTATGATTTATTTTCTTCTTCAATTTACTTTTCCTTAATTAGAGTGGTTTGTATAAGCGGGTGTTGTTTAACCCGAAAATACGGTCCGTGAATGTTCCGTTGCTCTGATCTTCTAATGCATGTTCACATTGATACATTTCCGCATCGATCATATCAATTCGATTTAACATGATAGCCTCCGGCAGCTGTGGAACTGTAATTGCTCCGTACTCCTGCTTGCCGTGATGAGATGCTAATAAGTGTTTTAAAAGTAAAATCTTATCTTTATTCTCATCATTTTGAAGATCTAATTTATTGCAAGCTTCATCGATCATTTCACATCCAATCAGTAAATGTCCAAGCAAACTTCCTTCCGGAGTATAATCGGCATTTCCTGTAGGATCTGTATATAATTCTTTTAACTTTCCAACATCATGTAAGATAATGCCGGTTAACAATAAACTGTGATTTAAGGCTTGCCCATACACCTTTCCAAGTGCAATTCCACTCTGAACCATACGGAATGTATGATACAAAAATCCAGATCGAATGTTATGATGTACTGCTTTGGCAGCAGACCAGATAAAGATCTGTTCTTTGTACTTTTCATAAATATTATGAATGATAGCAAGATAAGCATCATCAAGTACTGTTTGATCTGCAATCTGTAAGATATACTCATACATTTTTTGCGGACTGTAAGGTGCTGCATTGATGAAATCTTCCATTCTGTACTCAGATTCCAAAGCTTCTCTGTACATATCCAGTGTAAAATCTTTCTGTCCATTGTATTCTCCAACAGAAAATTCACCGATGATCACTGTATTCTTATCAAATGGAAATTCTTCAACTGACATATTCCATAACTTAGCATCTACCTCTTTCTTCTGATCATCTCTTAATTTTAAGATCAAATAGGGTTTTGAAGTTCTGGTCTGTTTCTGTGTAACAGATACGATCATCACTGGACCTGAAATCTTTCCTTGAATTGTTGCTTCTTTAAACATAAAAATCTCCTTTCGTAAATAAAAAAACAGACTTTTTGTCTGTTTCAATGAATTTTTTCAATTTAATATATTTTTTAAATCTCCTTTCCTCAAAATAAAAAAGGGTATAAAAATAAACAGATACCATATATCTGCTTAATTTATACCCATGATTGATAATTTTCTATTGACTTGATTCTTAAAAATGTTCAGAATTTTCCTATATTCTAAAGTCTGATAAAAATACAATTTTATTATATCATGTTGTGAGCAGTATCTCAACCCTAACATAGTGAAATTTTTTCTAATGCAAGAAACACCCATCGCTTAATCTCTGGATTTTCTGCAACGATATCCAATGCTCGATCATGATCAATTGCTCTACGATACACCCTGTCACTTATCAATGCATCATAAATATCAGCTGCCATTAAGATTTGAAAATATTCTTTTGCAAAATCGCTGATCTGTTCATCTGTCAGCGTACGATATTTGTGTGTACCATGATGCAGTAATATTAATTCACAAATATCTTTTTCAAACCCATATTCCATGCAAGCTTCATATCCATAGTATGCGTGCATATCAATGACTTTACGTTCCAATCCTGTTAATGGTCTTGGTGCATTCAGAATCTTTTCTGGAATGTAATATTTCCCAATATCATGATATCTTGCTGCAACCGTTAACATCTTTGTGTCGTATGCAGACAGCCCTAATTCTTCTGCCATTGCTTTCGTGTATTGTTCTACTCTGTTGCAATGGATTTTTGTTTCTTTTGAAAAATATTCCTGTATTTTATATCTTGTCTTGATCATTTGTGTTCTTCCTCCCAATCTTTACCATACTTCTTTTTCAACTGTGGATTGTCAAAAATTGTATATCTTATCGTTTCTTTCCATTTGATTTTCCTTTCTTTTTAACGATACAGGACAAGGGAGTTTCCCTGTCCTGCATAACAATTAATAATTATCTTTCTCATATTCCAAAATCTTCTGCCAATGTTCTGCCATTGGACCTGTTGGATCGTAATGATATCCTGCTTTCATAAGTAGCAGTTGATCCAGATTGCAGTCATTTTCATAGAATCTCTTATTTCGAAATTCCATCAAAAGATTCTGTTTTAAAATATGCTTTTTTGCATCTTCTTCAGATAAGCACAATACGTTATTTGCTCCATTTGTCTTATTATTCAAGGCAAATTCGTAAATGACTCCGTCATCTTTTAAGCAAAATTCCTGATCCCAGTATTGTACGGTAACCGTAATATATTTACGACCAACCTTTTTAATCTCAGCCGGAACAATGTGATATACTTGTTTCATCTGATCTGAATCGTATTTCTTGGTTACAACATAAGCCGTATTTCCAACGATAAGCTCTTTTTTATTAATCTTCATGATTTTTTCCTCCTGTTATTTTTTGCTTTGAATCTTTATAACAATCCTTTTTCTTCTAACGAATACTTTACTTCTTTACAGTGATATTTACTCTTCCATGTTCTTAAAATAAAATAGGAAAAATTGAGTTGTGCGATATATGTATTGGCATCTAAAATCATTAAATCAAAAACAGTGTAATCTCCGACAAAATCATTCAAATATTTATCATCAATATCCAACACATAAGACATTTCATCATAGTCGAAACCCGTAATATAAATTTTTCTTCCTGACTTCAAAAATGATTGAAGAGGCTTCAGCACATTTTTCTTTACTTCCATTTTCTTTTTATTCTTAGAAAGTAATTGCTTACGATCATCATTTTCTTTGTGATTCTCACTTTTTTCTAATCTTCGCGAAATTTCAATTTCCTGCAGTAATTCTTCTAAGCGATTTGCAGCTTCTCCACAAATACACGCCTGTTCACCTAACTTTGAAGATTTTTCTAAAATTCTTAATTCTTTGATTAAATCTTTTGTTTCCACTTTAATCGACCTCCCAACTCCAAATTTTTTATTTGTCATTGTATTTAATATAAAGTTTTTCCCATTTACTTAACCAGTTTTTGGCACCAACGTAACTTTGATAAGTCAACTCGTTACTATCTTGCTTTTCTTCATACATATCGCACTCATGTTGCACTTTCCACCAAACATCAGAGAAATTTTCAATTCTGTCATCATCCATAACAATATATACTTTTAGTTTTATTAGTTCTCTTATTGCCTTCTCACAATCAGCTGGTAATTCTTTTTGAAAAATTTTAACCATGGTTACTCTCCTTTTAATTTCTTATAATTCTTCTATCATTTCTGTTGCATCTTTAATCTTATTTAATGGACGTGCTTCATACTCGATATGATATGTATCAAAAGAAGCATACGCATGAAACGCCATAAAACCTTCTGTAACGGGTTCTTCATAGCTTCCAATTCCATCAATACTGTCTGTGCAATCATTGCACGTTTCTTGTGATAATTTTTTATTATCTTCAATTAACGATAAAAGATACCTCTTAATCTCTTCTTCTGTTGCAGTGAGCCGTTCAATAAAGAACTGACTGATGCCATCATTCCACACTACAACTAACCACTCATTTTTTTGTTCAATCATTGTTTCCCTCCTAATTTTAAAAAACTATCATTGATGCTTTGCTTTAGCAGCATACACATCAATGATAGTTTCCTTCTCATTCTTTTATTTCATTGGAAATATCACTTCTGGTACCTCTTATAGAGCATCCCTCTGTATCGTGTCGATGAAGAATTTCTTCAATCTGTTTCTGTTCTTCATCATTCAAACAGAATCCTGTCCAATAAGAGAAGTCATTTTCTCCGAATTGATTGATGATTCCAACAATTTTTGACTCCATTTTTCCCATGCTGATTTCAAGCTCGAAACCATCATGACAGAAACCATATTTTTCTGATAGAGCCTCTGAAACCCCATATAAGAAATCTTCGTTGTAATCCAAATCTTCGTTTGTATCATACTGAGATAAATTAATATTAAGATCTAAAGCATTAACCTTATCAGGCAATCCTGCCATAACATCATCGGATGCATCCCATTGAATATTTGTAATCCTAACATCTTCCCATGATTTTCTTTTGCTCAGATTAGGATTCGCTATTTTTCCTTTACAAAAATCTCTAAAATCCCGATGCTTAATGATTGTACCATCTTCAAATTGAATATCAATGTCATTATGTGATCGATATTTTATGATTGAAGCTTTCATACCACAATTCATCGTTAAACACTTATTTATTGGATCATTGTCTTTTAACGCACAATGTATGATTTTGCCAGTATTTTCATAATTGATATATAATCTATCAAAATGAAATTTAATCACAAGGTGTCTTGCTAGATCTATAATATCATCGGATTTTACACCCCAATCATTAATGATCAGCGTTGATTTATTTTCTTTAATTTTTAGTTCCCAATTCTTAATCATACTTTCTTTCTCCTTAAATACAAATCATATGAATAATATCATTTTCCGGTACGGGCATTTTTCGTTCACGACGATCTAAATCTCTTTGACCCCATTCATCGATGAAATCATCCTCAACCGCTGATCTCTCTGGTTTGTGATCATACTCGAAGATATAATCATCATCAATAAGATCATCATTATCGTTGACTCTTTGAACTTTTGCGTAGAATGAAGGAAATTCTTCATCTTCTGCTTTTCCAATTACATACTTTACTTTTTCCGCTTTCCATTCCGTCTTCCATTCATCAAGCTTGATGCACTTATACCCATCAATTTTAATTTGCTTTTCGTTTTTCATAATGTATTCCTTCCTTATCAATAATTTTATCGTTTGGCAATATCTTCACAAATCATGTTTGCCAGAGAAACGTCATTTTCACATAACTCTTTCAAATTTTCTCTTATATCGTCATAAGATTTTGAAAATTCTTCGTAAGCATAGTCAATTATTTCTAATCGCTTTTCTAATGATTTAATAAACCTTTTTTTGCTTTCGATTTCTTTTGATACTTTTTGCTTAATTTCTTCCAAAGTATTTGGATTATCCTTATTACCACAATCGATATAATTTCTAAAATATGATCTTCTATGATTTGGGGTAAACTTTGTATCAACTTCAAGAATGTATCCTCGAAAAGATTCTTTCCTTTTATATATTGCATTATTAAAATTTTTCGACATGCTTTTAAAAGGAGTTCCATCTTTTTTCGTAAGATAAGTAACTCTTTCCCATGCTTCTAGTAATGCTTTATTTTCCTCGATATAATCTTTCAAATCTCTTTTAATACTATTCAAACTCATATTTATTGCCTGCCTTTCCTATGATTTTTTAATTTCAGTACGATAAAATTCTTTGATATATAAAAAGTACAAAAACAAATAATAATTTTTCATCTGTTTTTGTACCATATTTAATATAATATATATCAAAATTAAGCAGTTACAATCTGCCAAACATGAACCTCTTCTCCATTAATATAGAGAATAGCTTCTTCATTATCGCAGTGTGATGATTTCATCCATTCCGAATCAATACCGTTTGAAAACATTTCTTGATACTCAATCTTTCGTTCATATTCAAAATTAAGTTGCTTACAGGCTTCTTCTTTGGTGTTATATTTTCCAACAACATCAATAGAATATCCGTCTGTATGAATTAATAAAACTTTCATTAATTCATCTCCTTTCCTGATGAGTTTACATATTCTTTATAAAATTTCATCAATTCTTCTTCTGGCATCTGTTCAAGAGTTTCTTCAACTTTTGCATATAAATCCTCTTGATCATCATCTGGGCGATTCTCACCAAAAAAATCAAAATAAACATAGTCACTGTTCATGCACTCCTGAATCAGAGTGCATTTCAGACTAATTAACATTTTATCAGTGAATTTTGATTTACACATTTTGTATTTCCTCCTTTCTTTTGTAAAAATAAAAATGGACATAAAAAGAAGCAGATACAAAATATCTACTTAAATTTATGCCCAAATGATTGGTTATGAAATTTCTATTGATTTTTTATCCTAAAAAAAGTTCAGAGTTTTTCCGTTAAAACTCCAAAGTCTAATAAAAATACATTAGTATTATATCATATTCAGAAAAAATTATAAAGATTTTGTCGCAAAAAAAAGAAGCAGACACATAAAATATGTATCTGCTCCAAAAATTAATTTCTAGCTATTCTCATTCAAGACAAAATCTTCTCCATATAATGGTGGCATTACTTTCGAGTTAGAATATAACATTCATCATTTGAATTTTTTATTATTCCAGTTTCAACATTGTATTTTTCATGTTCTGCTATTCTCATTATATCAACAAAATCAAGATTGCATATTAATGCTTTCCTTTTAGAAATACAAAATTCATTTGCTTTTATTGAGTAAATTCCTAATACATTTGCAATCTTTCTTAAATCACTGCCATCCATGGAATCAGTTAATTTAATATATGGAACACCAGAAGCATCATAATATAAACTATTAAAAATTTTCATATGATGAAATATATCTCCAATACTACAGCCTACATGATATATTTCTTCGCAAGAATACTGATCGATCAATTCGACATCATTACATTTTGAGTATTGATCATATAATAATTTAACCATATATCCCTCATTTAACAATTCCATTACTATATGGTGGAATGGATAATTTGAAGAAATTGAATTATGCTGACTTTTTATCCAGTTCTCGATCACTGCTTTGGGAGCATCTGTTTTAAAAATGATAGATTCTTTTTCATCATTGCCAGAATCTGAAAGATATACTTGAATAGCTCTTGGTTCTGCTTTCAAAATATTTTCTTCCATCACTTTTTTGCTTTCTACTAGATAATCTTCAAATTTTTCATCTGTAATTAAATAAAATAATGATTCAAAATCGTCCTTATTTTCTACTTCAAGATACAATTTTAATATATCATCAGAAATTCCACTAACTTGAAAGTCTGCTGCTTCCATAATATCTGCTAAAATCGTATCTGCATCATGAATCATCCCATCTGGCTGTTTTGTCGATAAATCCAAAACCTGTTCTGCTAATTCCTTTACCGTTCCTTCAAAGTCTGTAGGCTCTTTAATGTTTCCTAATTCTTTTCTCACAATTTTTCTCCTTTTTTATAAAATTCTCAGCTGCGTATCCACATACCTTTAGGTGGTGGGTAGTTCATAAAATTTGTTACAGTTCTTTGATTGAGATTCTTGGAATCCAGTCTTCTTCTACCGCTTTAATCTTGTCCTTTGGGACACAAGACAGTAAAGCTGAATCTTTCGCTAATGCCATGTCAATGATCCAAAAATCTTCTCCATTCTGCATCACATCAATGGACCACTGCCCTCTTAAATCTAAAAATGGTAACAGTTTCATGATCTCTTTTTGAACTTTCTCTTTGTTCTTCTCGTATCGTTCCATTAATGTTTTCTCATGTGCTGCATAGATCACATAGTCATGCACCATATCTGGATTATTTGCATCCGCTTCTTTTCCAAATCGCTTTTTCATGACATCCGGATCCCAGTATGGATTGATCCCTAACACTTCTTTTGTATCTGCATCAATAAATACACGATATTCTGTATGTAGTGGTAATCCTTTGTAGATACATGGATTGTTTTCTTTATCCTTAATGAATTCTCTAACGACCCACTCATTTGTTGTTGCTGCACCATATATACTTGGCTGGTTTCTTCCAGAAAGATCATAGTGTGCAAAACAACTTGCCTGAAAACTGATGAATAGTAAATATTCTCCGATCTCTTTGACTTCTTTTGCGTCATGAATATAAGCATTCCGAAAATCAAATTTAGAAGAAAAAACACCAGTTTTGATAAAGTATTCTTTCGTTTCGTCTAATTCAAAAGCTTTCTGGCAAAATTGATCAATGATCTGAAAAGTCGTAGACGACAATTCTGTATATTCCATTCGACTCATTTGTAATACCGGCAATGGAACTTTCATGATCTTTGTCTTTGGCAGCTGAAAGAAATCAGAATAAAAAATCGCATTTACTAATCGTGGAAACCAGTTTCCTATGGAATTCTGACAACGATCTAAAATTGCATAGCTGATTCCATCCAGATCTAACATATCTAATCCCTGACGAAAATGGTCATAAAGAAACCTTTTTTTTCGTGGATCTTTTGTATTCAGATACTGCTGATATTGCTCTAACAATGCATCTCCCGTACCATCAGAAAGACTTTTTTTAACATATCGTCCAGTCAGATCAGGTCTTAACTCTTTTGGCAGCTCATTGATTTCTTCAAGTGTTACTTCTGAGTTTTCTGGAACTTTAACTGTTCTCGTTTGATTGCAAGAATAGATATTTCCATATGTAAATCCTGGTTTTCCGTCATATTCATAAATGAGGGCTTGATCTAAAAGCTCATTCACGATCCGGTCAATCAAATCTTGAACTTTTCCTTTTTCAGGTACATCCTGTTTTGGATTTAAACTTGCAGCCTGCTTTGCATTGACTTTGAAAAGGTTGTCGCTGATCGGCTCATTCATGGAATATAGCTGATAGGATTTTTCAAATGCCTTTAAGGCTTCTGGCGTAACCCTTAACATTTCTGCGAGTTTTTCTTTGGACATAATTGCTTTTTTCATATCTTTATTGAAAATATTTGATAAATCTAACATAAATTTTCTCCTTTTATTTTTCAAATCTGATTTCCATAGCTTTTGCTAATGCATAGCCAAACTCCTGATTTGCACCTGGACTTGTTTCCCATCCTTTTAACATGTAAATGATGTCACAATCATTTAACAACTGAAAAGATAATCTCATGTAATCTTCGTAAGAAGCGTTTTCTAATTTTGTCCCTTCATATGCAGGATTTACAACTTCATATCCTTGTGCCAAAAGTTCTCTCGCTGCTACATCAAATCGTTCCTGATAATCTTCTGTTTTTGTAATCTTTCCAGAAATATAGACTTTCCGGTTCTTCTTGCTAAAATCAACCGTATGTAAAATATCAAACAGTTTTTTTATTTCTGGACTGCAATCTGTAAATAAATCCATTGGAGACGTTTCAATTAGCTTTACATCCTTATCATACTTATCCGCGTATTTTTGCAGATAACGTACGCCATCTTTGTAAGTTAAGAAAAAGATCCCTGGACGCTGATATAATTCTTTTATGTAATATCTTAATTCTGCATGATGATATGTATATCCCATAACCCATTCTACAATTGCAAGCAATCCATTCTTTTGGATTTTTTCTAATGATCCTTCCCATAACATAGTTTTGCCTATATCGTTTTTCCCATGAATCAAGACCTTATAATTGTTAATCAACTCTACCTGATACTTTTCTTCGAGTGAATTATCCTTAATAATACTCTGAATCGTTTGATATAATTGCTGCGGAGTTGTTATATTGATACAATCAATACATAAATCTGCTCCATCAGCAATCTGATTTAGATATTCTACTGCATCCGGATCATTTCTAAGATCAGTCTCAACATTGTCGAGATAATTTTTGATTGGTTCTTGAATAACCCAGATACGTGGATAAGTCAGCATGTCGGAATGTTGGGTATTCATTTCTTTCTGCAGTTCATACAAAAAATCCAATTCTTCATCTGTGATACGATGCTTTGCATATGGATCAGTATGATGTGGATATTGTGTAAATTCTTTCTTTAACAATTTTTTTCTCCTTTCTTTTGTAAAAATAAAAATGGGCATAAAAAGAAGCAGATACAAAATATCTGCTAAACTTTATGCCCAAATGATTGGTTATGAAATTTCTATTGATTTTTTATCCTTAAAAAAGTTCAGAATTTTTCTGTTAAAACTCCAAAGTCTAATAAAAAATACATTAGTATTATATCATATTCCAAAAAAATTATAAAGATTTTGTCGCAAAAAAATAAGAGCAGACAAATATATGCCTGCCCCTTATTTTGATTATTACGCACTCAATTTCTGATTTAATTCAGATAATCGTGCCTGTTTCTTAATTAATTCACTTTCATGAGGAAAATCAGGATTTAATTCCGTCTTTGCTGTAACAAATTTTCTGGATTCAAACTCTAATCTTCTCTTGAAAGTTTTTAATTCTTCCAATATTCCATATTCAATGATCTTATCAATCTGATACATGATATTCGTACTGCCACTGAATTCAAATTCATAGTCATAATTACCACGAATAATCATTGTCTGATGACTGTAAACTGACTTTCTATCAAGAATAATATCAAATCCTTGATAGCTGGCAATCTTTCGTTCATTCTTATAAGATGGTTGAATATTGTGGATTATTTTGTTAGCTTCTGCTCTTGTATCGGAATCATATTTATCTAAAACTTTGATATGGAAATCACCTGTATGATATTTTTTAGCAACTTCGATATCTTTTTCAATGTTTTCAATATTTTTCTTATACTGTTCAATTCTGTTTGGAGCAATCTTGCTAATATAAGACTCTAACTCGTAATATTGATTTAAGAAATTGTTTTTCTGCATTTTTAATCGTTTTACTTGCTGCGTAAGTTCCATCTGTTCCTTGATTAATGGATTCCCACAGGCTGCTGCCTTAATTTCCGCAAACGATAATGTTAAATCATCTTCCTCCATACGTCTAGGAATGTTTTCTTCTGACAAAATCTGTCCAATATATCGCTGCTTGTTTTCCACTGTCTGCCATAAATAAGAGTCAAAGGTATTTTTCGTTACATATCGGTAAATGTAAACTTCTTTATTGAAGTTACCCTGACGGATAATACGGCCGGACCTCTGTGTAAGATCTGACGGTCTCCATGGACAATCCAGATCATGTAAGGCAATCAATTTTTTCTGGAAGTTGCAACCAGTTCCCGCTTTATCTGTACTTCCTAATAATACACGAATAACACCTTCGTTTACCTTCTTGCAAAGATCAACTTTTTGTTTATTCGTTTTAGCACTATGGATAAAAGCAATTTCTCCTTCTGGAATTCCCCTTTCTATTAATTTAGCCTTTACATCATCATAAACGTTAAACTCTCCTTTCTTTGGCGTTGATAAATCTAAGAAAATAACCTGAGTTTTTCCAGGATATTTCTCATAAATATCCATGACCTGATTCACACAATATTTTGCTTTAGAATTAAAGTTTTCTTCCTCAATTCCAACCAGTCGCTGATCTAAAGCTAATTTACGTCCTTCGTTTGTAACCTTGAGCATATTATCTTCTGATGGATCTACTCCACCGTCTCGAATGCGAGCTGCCCTGCTTGCCAAACCATCTACATATTTTTTCTGTTCATCAGAAGCATCAATGGAAATAGTCTCCATAACGGCATTCGGCACATCCATTTCTTTAATATCTTTGACCTTAATATCAGCCACTTCTTTAAAGATTGTTAATAACTCGGCCAATCCAACAAATCGTGTGAATCTTGTTCTGGCACGATACCCTGTTCCCTCCGGAGCAAGTTCCATGGCAGTCTTTGTTTCACCGAATGTCGATGCCCAGCTGTCGAATGAGTCAATGCCAAGTTCTTTTAAGGTATTTAACTGCAAATAGCGTTGCATTGTGTATACTTCTGCCATACTATTTGACACGGGAGTACCGGTTAAGAATACAATACCTTTGTTTCGGCAATTTTCTTCCATGTACTGGCATTTCATGAACATATCAAAAGCTCTCTTTGAATTACTGCTGGTATTGATACCTGCAATATTATTCATCTTCGTTGTTAACAGAAGATTCTTGTAATAATGTGCTTCATCAACGATCAGCTTAGTAACACCCAACTGATCAAAGTAAATTACATCATCTTTTCTCTTGCTATCCTGTAACTTTTCAAGCTTGACAGAAAGTTTTTTCTTGGAACTTTCGATATTTCGTACTGTAAAGTTCTGCTCAGCAGAGTCTAACAGCTTATCTAATTCTTCAATCTGTGCTTTAATATATTTTTCCTGATATTCAGGAGAAATCGGGATTTTTTGGAATTGTGACTGAGCAATAATGATTGCATCGTATGATCCTGTCGCGATTTTAGAACAAAATTCTTTTCTCTTGGCCGGAGTAAAATCGTTCTCACTGGACACTAAAATGTTAGCACCAGGGAATAATTTCATGAATTCTTCTCCCCACTGGCCTACTAATGGATTTGGAACAACAAATAAGTTCTTTTCAGATAATTTTAATCTTTTGGCCACCATAATTGCTGCAATCGCAGTATATGTTTTTCCGTAGCCGACTTTGTGCCCAATTAGTGAATTGTCTTTAGAAAATAGAATCCTCATGATTGCATCTTTTTGATGTTTATACAGTTTGATCTCGCTGTTCATATTTGGAACTTTTAAAAAGTCCCCATCAAATGTACGATACCTGATGGAATTAAATCTTTCATTATAAATGTTTTCAAGATCACAACGACGATCATAGCTCTTAAAGATCCAAGAATGAAATACTTCTCTGATCTCATCCTGTTTGCCCATCGCAAGCGTTGTCTCTTTTGAGTTTAATACTTCTTTCTTATTATCATTTTCATCATAAACCGTATCATAGACCTTTGCATCTTTTAAGTTTAAGCATTTTTCTAACAAAAGAAATCCATTGATTCGTTTTGTTCCATACGTAACCGCAGCTTTCTGGTTTGCAGAATCTCGATACCATTCGATATCCCAATGATCTGTCTCTTTAGTATAAGTAACACTCATACCATTTCCATTAAAATATTCTCGTGGAGTGTCAAAAACCTCAACCAAGAAATCTTCAATGTAATGAGCAGGAATCCATGTTGCACCAAGTTTTGCATCAATCTCTGCAGCTTTTAATGGCTCCGGCTGTGCTTCTTCCAATGCAGCGACATTGATATTATATTTTTTATCCTGTTTTGCTGCACACTTTGCAAATTCCAATTTCTTTCGAACATTGCCTGATAAATATTCATCTTTCATGACATACTCTTCGGTTTCTGGATCTAAAAAGATCTGTCCTTGAAGTTCTTCAATGATATCTTTCTCTGCTTTGTCATAAATACTTTCCATAAAAGCAAAATCAATACATCCTTTTTCATTCAGTGAGCATAATAATGACTCCTGTGCTGTATTGACTTTATCTGGCACAGAATGAGGAACAATAGTTCTTTTTGTGAATATATCTGCCTTGCTTTTTAGCTTATTGTTTTCATCCAGATTTTCCAAAGAACAAAGGAGGTAATAACTATCATCTTCCTGAAATGCTAATTTATTCCCTCTACTATGGATCAGTCCAAATTTTTTTTGAAACTTATCATAAGTCATATTTAATTTCTTACGATATGGTTCAATCGATTCATCACTAACATCTTGCATTTCTTTAGAAATCAATTCCTTTAATACATTTCTTAATTCGATCATGGCTGCAATTCTTTTTGCGACCATTCCTGTATCCGGAATTTTTTTCATCATGGAATTCTTTCGGTAATAAATATGATCATTGTAAATTCCATAGGACATGTTACTAATGGAATCTACTGCCGGAACATATTCTTCATCGTTATTCTCAATTGTCTGACCTGGTTCATAAACATCTTTGAGATAACTTTCCAAATGAAAATTATCAATACATGCTTTCCAGTCCATACCTTCTTTTTCCTTACATACAAAGCGTTTTCCGTATGGTCCACTTTCTTCCATCATACGTCCTAACATATGATTAAGATGCGTGCCAAAATACATATTAGCTTCTTGTGCAATGTTTACCCATTCCGGTTCATCACCGACCGTCTGGTATCTTCTTTTCTGGAAAAATAAAATGTCTGTAGAAACCTTGGCTCCTGTCACTGCAAAAGCTGTTTCTGGAAGTCTGATGGCACATAAAAGATCAGCTTTTTTCGCTAACATCTTACGAATGCGGCTAGATTTCTTGTCCATTGTACCTTTTGTGGTTATCATAGCAACAATTCCACCCGGTCGGGCAAGATCTAATGCTTTAAGAAAAAAGTAATCATGAATTAAGCATGAGCCGTACGTATTATCTGCTGCACTAAAATCGGAAAATGGTACATTTCCAATGATCAGATCAAAATAATTGTCTGGCAGATCAGCTTTTTCAAATGCACAATTTTGAATATTGGCTTTCTGAAATAGCTGTTTTGCGATATTACAGCTCGTTTCCTCTAACTCAACACCGTACAAGTTTGAATCTTGTAATGTATCTGGAAGCATCCGATAGAAATTTCCTGTTCCCATGCAAGGATCAAGAATATTCAACTTCCCTTTGACTCCTATTTCAGATAGAATCTGATACATAAAGTTTATGATTTTTTCATTTGTATAATAGGATGTTAAGATTGAAGACTTAATTCCCTTATATGTATTTTCTCCAACAAGGGTTTCTAACTGTACTTTCTTTTCCTCCACTTCGAAATATGAAGACAATCCACCCCATCCTTCATAACTTGACAAGATGGTTTGCTGATCTTCATCAGCATAATCGTCCAACCCAAGTAACATTTTTAATGCTGCTAGATTGTTCTTCCATTTATCTTCCAAGCTCTTTGCGAACTGAATTGTTCTATGGAAGAAATTCTTTTTAGGCTTTTTTTCTTGTTTCTGTGTATCTTGTTCATCTGTAGAAAACAAGTCGAAAATAGATGTTTGCGTTCCTGTCTCTACTGCTGTTATGTCAGCTGCAGCAATGCCACCTTCTGAAACTGTAACATTTTCTTCCTCAGTTTTAGTATTTTCAATGACAGAAGAAAACATATCAAAAATAGACATTTGCCCTTCCATCTGTTTATTTTTCTTTCTTCTCATAAATTTAAAGGTCCTTTCTTATAAACAAAAAAAAGCGCGCCCCCCCTCCCTTCTTTCTATTTTTT